ATCCGTAAATGAACATACTATAATGAATGGTGTAGAGCCACTTACAGTTTTAGTACCACAACAAGCAATTGAAAGTACGGTGGCCGATTCACAGACAAGAAAGCGTAAGATTCATTGCAAGCAGGAGCTGATTGTAATGAGTCTTCAGGGATTCTATACCACTAGAAAGGATATGAAGGAGATTATGGAGCTTCTGGATGGCACAAGCATCATCAGTCTTCGTCTGATTGACTGGTTCGTCACGAACTACGCCAAGCGCCACACAATTGGCTACATCCTGAATGGCCAGGAGTTTATGGTCTATATGAGTTACAAGAGCCAGTTGAAGGCGTATTCCAAGAAACTCTTTGACCCCTTCTGCAGACGTGAGCGCATTATGTTCAGCCTCCCTGGCGTGGAGCCTTTTGTGACGACGGTGGGGAAACTGAATTTCTTTCGCTGGGCCATTGAGAAGAATATCATTGAGTATCTGAAGCAGCATCGTGAGGTGGTGGAGAAGGAGATGAATCAGCATATGAAGCAGCTGAGTCGCTCACGGTCAACGCGCGGGTCAACGGAGAAGTCGGAGACATCAGAGATATCAGAGAATTCTCTTAATACAGCGGTAGATTCACCGCAGACAATGACGAAGGCAAAAACAAAAAGAGTGCGGACAAGTTTCCAGGCGAGTCCTCCTCAGACTCTCTGCCGCCGCGATGTTGAACTCACAGTTGGCTTCGATTAAATGTACTCAGTTCCTGAACTGTGCTTCTTAACATAATGGTTGTCCCAATAATTGTATCAAGAATATTGAAGGCCATTGATGTGCAGATATCAATGTTCTCTATTTCTACAATTTTTTCAGGTGGAGGAGTGATATTCATTTCAACCTTGGCTGCCGGTTTGAATCGGGTCACCAAGAAATCCTTCTCCGCAACTCCAGTAACCTCCTGGATTTCCTTGAACACCTTCAAATCTGTGAAATAATAATCTGCCGCTAGATTGTTGAGTTTCTCCTTGATGCATTCAGGACTCCGTTTGAACATACTAGAAAGTGAGGTTAGAGAAGTCTTTGCCTTCACAGCATTTAGGAGATTGACAATCTCACTACTTCTCCAAATCTGTGTGTCATCGTACCGTGGCTTTTTTGACATTGTGTAGTATTACTACATAATGCCAGAAATTCAATTTTATTGCCTGTTAACTTATCATCTAAGATACTTTGTATCGAGTGTTTTTAATTTCGTATTATCTATTGACTTTAATTCTACCGGGACCTTCTGTTTTTGTATATCCTGCTCTACCTTGGATTCTGATGAGGCTACCTTTTTTGATGATTCTATGTATTGTTTGGATAGGAAGAGGCCCATTTTCTACTCAGCACTTTTAAAAAAAGTGCGCAAAAGCCCTTGAATTCAGAAAGCCCTAGAGGCTAAAAATACGCAGTTCAAAAATTGCATTATATACTAGCTATGTATAGTGTAACCAATGAAGAACGTCTATAATCTCCTAACAGATGCGATTGATTCCTGTAATCTGAAGGAGTCCGATTATGATATCAAGATAGAGTTTATAAATAGTCATATGCCGCATTATAATATTAAGATACGATCTAGAGATCCGACTGTTACACAATCTGCGGGTCTGATGCTGATGATGGATGGAAACGAGATGATAGATTATCATCAGTATAATCTCTTATTCAGACCCTTGCAATGGCTGCATATGTGTACAGTGATTGAAATGCAAATTGTACCTGACGAAGAAGAAGATTTCTAGATGAAAATTGACAGAGCCTTCCATTTTTTTGCAGATACAAAATGGACCTTATCGAGCGTATTCGTAGAGACCTTGAAACTTCCTCTGATACATCAGATGAGGGTCCAAAGAGGGTTAAAAAGGCTAAGGCTCCAGCCAAGAAAAAGAAAGCGATTCCCAAGGTGGTCAAGGATCTCTCTTGGGCCAAGTGGGTCGGTGACGACATTGCCAAGACGAAGTGTCTCTGCTGTGGCATCAATGAAATCAAGATGAATTCATTTCATTGTGGTCACGTTGTAGCGGAAGCCAATGGTGGGTCTACGAGCGTGGAGAATCTGCGACCCATCTGTGCAGCCTGTAATACCTCTATGGCCACGGAGAATATGGATGTCTTTCGAGCGAGATGTGGATTTATAAAGCAATCTCACGTGAATAGACAAACCAGTGTATCAACATCAGCAATTACGATGAATCCGAGTGCATCCTTGTCACTACAAAATGATAAAATTTATGCCTCAGCGTCTCTAGGACCTGCCTCTATGTCTATGTCTATGCCTGTAAATCAGGTGGTGAATGCCATTAAAAATGCCATTCTGCCTTCGCCATATGTTCAAATCAATCCATTGATTGGATATGGAATAAAATGATTATTCGTTCTTACGAGTTCTTCTTAATTTCTTAAATCTCCTTAATTTTCTAGTTTTCTTAAAGCGACCACCTGCTGCTGGCGCGGCCCTCATATTAAGTTTAGATTGTTCATTAATATTTGGTTTAACTGTTCTTAAATTGGGTAACTTAGATGTCATCTTTGATAATTTTGTCATTGCAATAGTTTTACTTTCTATATAACTCCTTAATCTATCAATTAGGAAGGATCTTCTTTCTATAAAATCGGTAGGTAAGGATGTCTTTATAGATTTATAACTGACAACAGTAGTCTTAGGAATAGTTACATTATATTTTTTTCTATTATCTAGATTCTCAATTGTACCGGTTCTTAAACCTAATGCATGTAGTGCTACATTTCTTGCGGCAAAAGAGACACAATCTGCTGTATATTTATCACCTTCGTAGAATTGCATCATTTCAGCTTCATCTGTTCGAATATACCCTTCTACAGACGGTAAAATTTCAAACAGTATGGCGTGCATCTTTTCATAAGGGCTTTCTGAGGTGTATATATCTTTTATACAGGCTAAGATAATACAGGAAAGATTCTCATAATATCCATAATCTGAATTATCTTCTGAATCAATTCCTTCTAAATCATTTATTAACTCTGATATATATTTTTTACAATGTTCATATGATAATGTGCCACCGCTTTGAGGATTTAATCTTGGACTTCTTCTCATTGTTTGTCCTCGTGATTTAGTTGGTGACGGTGATTTACTTCGTAGTGTCACTGGTTTACTTGCTGCTACTGGTTTACTTGCTGCTACTGGTTTACTTGCTGCTACTGGTTTACTTGCTGCTATTAATACTGGTTTAATTTCATTATCTTTTATTTTTTTAAAGTATAACAATGTTTGTTCCTTTGCTGTAGTAAATAATACATTAACTCCCATAATTATTGCATAATAAAGACATAATTTATCTTCTGTAACTAAAATAAGATTATTTGATTCAGGAATGTGCTTATTATCATTATATCTTCTAGATTTATCTAAACATGATAATACTTGTAACCAGTCTCCAGAGCGTTTCCTTTGATATATAACAGGCCATTCTTTTTTTTTAGATATTTTGAAAGCATTTTTGCATTTTGTTATATTATTTAGAGTAGAGTCAGTATTATTATATAGTTCAGTACCATTATCTATAATTTTAAAACGTGTTTTAAGAATATTATCTGTATCTGTGTAAATTGGGTCTAGTGTTAAATCGTATTTTGAATAGAACTTATTTCTAGCATGTAATGATTCATTATTACTATATCGTATTGTTTCATTAGTTGAATCTATATATTGGTGAATTGAATTTAATTTAGCATGTGCCTTATTCGCACTGTCATTCACTTGTTCTCTATTAATTACATGATATATAACATTATGCTTAGTAATATCTGATAATATCTTTAATATACTTATTGTACTAGTATCAATAAGTAGATATATATGGCTATTACCAATAAAATTCTCAATATTTTTTTCAGTAATTCTAGCATTCGTTGTAAATCTATGTTTTTTTCCACCTATTTGAAATATTGATGCTTCGTATGACATGTTATTTAGGGATTCAAATACTAACTTGCCTTTATTTCTTGTTATCCTTTTATCTATATCCTTGATAAATGTACCTGAAGTTGGTCCAGTCTTATTTTGTTTCATTTTATCAGTTGAACCTAATATAGGTGATTTTTCAAATAATTCATATAACATTGAATCTTCATCGTATTTCTCAGGTTTATCATTGCCAGGTAATGTAATTGGAATATTAGAACATATACTTTTGTCAGTTCCATTAAGTATATTAATTAAAAGTTCATCATACCCTGGAAAATCATGCTCAGCTTCAGAAATAACGCCATGTTTAAGATAAAAATTTAAATCTGTATTTTTACAAGCCATCTATTAGTTTATTATAATTTAACTCTTAGACAACAAGGCCCCATTTGCCACCATAATTGCCAAGGCACCCCCAACGGCCGTCCAAGAAGGCTTCTCACCCTCAAAGATGTAGCCGAACACATAGGCCGCCACAATTCCAAAGAGATTCAAGACGCTAAAGATCACTGTGGAGACCATCGGAATTGCAGAGAAACGCATCGCGTATCCAGTGAATCCCACAAAGACATTGAAGAGCAACATGGGTGCCCAAATCTTCCAGGAGAAATCCACCTTAGGAGCACTTTTGAAAAAAGTGCGCAAAATCTCACTGGGTAAAGATTGTCCGAATGATGACCCTAAGATAACTGGCAAAAGCCAGAAAAAGGAACCTCCGTAGAGTTCAAACATTCCCTTGAAGGTTCCTTCCTCCTTGCCCATCAACTTGAAAAAGAAGTAGATCGCAGATTCGGTGACTCCAGACATCACTGCACAGAAGGTCGCGAAGGGGTTTTCCATTGTCAGCAGAGACCCTACATCAGGTTGTGCGACCATCAACATTCCGATGAACGCTAACAGAATCCAGGGCATAGAGTCAAGGGGAATCGTCTCACCGAGGAGCAACCAGGCTCCTAAGATATTCCAGACGGGGAAGGCGTAGAAAATCGCCATCGCATTACCAGCGGGTAAGTCGGAAAAGGCCTTGTAACTGGTGGCCACGTGTGCAAGATTTAGGAGACCTCCGCCGGCCAGACCACTCAGGGAGACCGCACCGAGATCCTTTGGTTTTCCTAATAATAGTAAAAAGGCTAGAGAGCCGTACACGGACATTCGTGACACGATTTGTGTGAATAGATTCGTGGGGACTGACTTAATAAGAATAGGATAGGAGGCAAGAATGATTTCACTGAATACAACTAGGAACTCAGGGAGTCCGAGCATTATCTAAATTGCAGTTATAAGAAAATTACGTAAAACACTTTTTATATTATAATAATTATAAATTGTAGCTATTCATAAAACAAAATGATTATTTGAATAGCTACAATTTAGCTTTTTTACCAGCTTAAAGCTTTTTAGCTATATTTAACTATAAAGGATGCAAGCTCGTAATACGCCAACTTCTGAGGAAATGTCTAAGGTTGCCCTGCTTAATAAGCGTGTTCAAGATAAGAAGACCCAGGAAATCTTTGAGGATAATAAAATATCGCTTGATGAGGTAACAGATATTCTTGAGATCAGTCAGGCTGGACAAGGTGCCCCAAATAACCAGGCACATACCATCAGTATTCTTGCTACAATGAAAAGTATTGCTCACACAATTCAGAGTAAGGCGCGATGGAAGAAATTCTGTAGCGACAATCACGCTGACGAGAATATTTATACATTTAGTAGCAAGGGAGATTTTACACAGCTATCTCATATAACTGATCGTGTAACACTTTCGATTCTAGAAGCACCCAAGTATATAGTAGCTTGTACGCATATGACACGGATGAATGATTTTCTACGACTCGCACAATTCATTGAGCGCAGAAATCCCGAGCTTCGCATTGAGCGCCGTCTTAGATTCTATCTTGATGAGTTTGATGAGTATATTGATAAGATGCGTGATATTGTTGAAGAGCTAGTTATGATGAAATGTGTAGAGAAGATCGTCATTGTTACTGCTACGGCTAGAACGATATGGTGTGATAGACCAGGTTGGACAAATCTCTTTATATTAAATCCTCGTATCGATGACACAAATGATACGTATCTAATGTTCAATGATTGTCGCCACATCGACAATGCTATTCTAGAGGCGGTAACAGTTCCACCGGTCACTGATATTATTGCAACAACTGATAGAGAATCGATAAAAGTTCTAACTCTCCACCGTCGTATAATGGAGAGACATTCAGATATATTAAGCGCTGGTAAGATTATATTTGCTCCTGGTTGTATTACTCGTAGTTCCCATGAAGAGGTTGCCTTTCTGTGGAACAATTTTGGATGCTCATCCTTTGTATTCAATGGTGAAAGAACAATAG